GCAGCTTAAACACTAAATAAAGTTAATAATATCAATGGTTTTTAATTTTTGATTTGTGGATCTCTGGAAGTTATCCAAATTGCTTTTTAATTTCTCCACGGTTTTTGATTCGCTGTTCTCGGTTCAAGGTTCTACAGCTGTAATTATTCGGCCATAGGTTTTAAACAGCTGATTGCGTCCCGTTGGGCTGTGTTTAACTATTTAAAACATAAAAAAACGCCGTTAATGATTAACGGCGTTCTATAAGCTTCTAACAGCTGTTAAAGTTAATGCGTTTTAAATATAATTTGCTGGTCTTTTTGATTCCAACATAAACCGCAAGTTCCACAATTAGCGGTTTTATTTTCTTGAACTGGGCATAGTATTGAAACACCTTTAACAGGTTTAACAACATCGTATGAATTCGCACTAAATGAAGCGGTTAGATCATTAGAAAATCTAATATGACAATTATCATTGTCATTTAATTTAATTATCTCTTTTGCTATTGCTCTAGATAATGGAATAGATGATTTGATATTGTTGGCCGTATATCCATATAAAGCAATATTATTAAAAGTGTTTAACATTTTACGCCAGAATTTTACATATTTGACGCTAAAAAAATCGCCTAATATATGCAATCGAATTAATAAAAGTTGATTAGAACTATTTAATAAATCGTTATATATTCTTTGCTCTAACAGCTGTACATTTTTTGCACTTATTCGATGAGCAAAGGGCATATTATTCCCGTAACAATCTGACCAATGCCAACAATCTTTTGGGCATGTCTCACGCTCTACAAGTGTTAAAGTTACAAATTTATAATCTTTGTATTTGCCTTTTAAAACTTTTTTTCCAAGCTTTTTATTTGTACTGGGTTTTAATATTTTGAATTGATAATTTTCTAATTCAAAAATGTTCTTTTTATATATCGTAGTTGTTAACATAAATTTACCTTTTTAAATGTGTGAAGCATTAATATAAAAAAAAACGCCAGCAGAGTCAATTGCTAGCGTTTTAATCTGTTAGGGCTGTTAATTTTTATTTATCTTTTTCATGTCTTAATATTAAATAAATCGTCCCTTTTTCGGTGTGGCAATGTTCAATTAAAAAATGTTTTGGCAATAATGCAAGCCATTTTTGAAAGTTAAATTTTTTCATTAAATTCCTCCCTTTTTTTTATTGCTTTTAAATATTTAGTTTTTTCTTTTTTTGATAAATTAGCCATTGAAATATATTCACAATTTTCAGATTCCAGACGTTCATTAAATTCATCTATAACTGATGTATAATGATTAATAATTTCATATGACTCTATTGGTTTTTTTGTTTTAGAATTTACTAAAACATAATCACTAGCAAATAATTTAAGCATTTAAAACTCCATATTGTTTTACTTTACTACTAAACCATTTTTTTAAACTGATCGTCCTAACATTAGTTTTTAAACCAATGAACTTTTTTATTAAATCTTGATCCGCTAAAACTGATTTTGGATTTTTAGGATTAGTATATAAAAAAGGGGTACCGTGTAACATTTCAGATATTTTAATACGATAAAAAATATCTTTTACATTTTTTTCGGTAAACTCTCCAACATCAATAACCATTGTAACATGAATCATTGCACTAATAGTGTCTTTTGAAATGTCATTTAAATCGCATTTCCTAGTATCATAATGTAAGGCCATATCTAACAATCTCCTATAAAATATGTGATATTATGGGATAATAAAAAAAAACGGCGTAAAAGTCAAATTACGCCGTTTATAGTAGGTTTTAAAGTTCGGTTATTAAGAAGCTAAAGCGACTCTATTCCAATCATTAGATTTAAGGTTTAAAACTTTCCCTCCTAATTTTTGCCAAAAGTCTACGTTGTCAGCTTCAGCCGTATTACCAACATTAGTGCAAGCATTCACTAAAGTTGCCTTTGATATTGGCTGTCCTTGTTCGTAACCTCTTTGTCCTATGGTATTTAATAAACCATCTAAAACACTTGAAGTTTCTTTTTTAGATAAAGACATGACCTTGCCTAAGTCCTCAACAGCTTCAGTGTAATTTTTGCCTACAGCAATTTTATCTTCTTTAGCTAGTCTAATTTTTTCAACATTTTCATCAAATGTTTCTCTACTACCATAAGAAGAAATTATATCTCTTAATTGAAGCTTCAGGGCGTGGTTGTCGGCGTCCTTAGTTTCATCGGTTAAAATGTTATAATGATCTCCAGTTCTAGCACTCGTGATATGGGCTTTCCTAGTTACATTTTCAGTTTGCATCCCATTTAAACAAGCTAATGTCCAAGATATACCAAAAACTGAAATACTACCAAAACCAACTTCGCTGTTAGAAATACCTATCCCATGAGCCATAATATCGTTAACACCTGCATCAGCTGTTATAACTTCGCTTTTCAATCTAATGTAAAGCTTTTTATCGCTGTTGGCATAGTTAACAATTTTCCATGAAGCACCAGACTCCCCAAGTGTAGGTAATGCAGATTCTAATAAATCAGAATTATCAAAAGTTTTAAATTTATCAGAAACAAATGCTCTAGCAATTCCAGTATGATGGTCATAATTAAATGGAGATAATGCATGAGGATTATCATAAGTTCTGATCATTCTCCTAACTGGATTTTTTTCAAATAAAGCATTAACAACGGCGTCCGTTTCCTCTGGAACTTCATTTAATAAACGCCTAAATGTTGGGGCTTGGATTTCAATCTTATTTGCAATTTGATCTAAACATACTTGGTTTGCATTTAAGATTTGAGTTTTCTCTCCTCTATCAGCTTCCATAATAATCTGACTAATTTTAACGCCTTTGTCATTTTCTATGGTTTTAAACTGAAGTTGGTTTGTAGGTGCAATAAAGTCTTGTTTCATATCGTTATGGCTTTTGATATCAATTAACAAACTCTCTAAAGTCCTATTATTATTTTCTAAATGTCTCATATTTTCTCCTTTGTGTGATGGTTAAAACATAAAAAAAACTGAGCAATAAATACTCAGTTTTTAATATATCAGATATTTCTTATATGTAAAGTCTTATGCAAATCCCCATTTTTTTAAAACTTTAATATCATCTTCATCTACATGATCTATTCGATCAATATAAACTTCAATCTCAGGGGAGTGCTGACAATCGCCATCATCGTCAATATATTCTCTAACCATAAAGAAATCATCATAGCCGTCTTTTTTAAAAACTTTAAAATTAGCATAAATTAATCTAAGTAAATCTATGTCTTTTATTTCTTTGCCGTCTTGATTTACTGCAATTTTTCCACTCCAAGATTTCCCCCCTAAAAACTTACGAATAACTAACTTACAATCTAAAAGTTCAAAAAAATGCTTGTGGGAACGCTCATACGTCCCCTCATTTTCTACAGTTCTTATCATTACTGGCATTATTTATCCTCCCTAATTATTTTATTAATTGTGTTTAATAAAGCACCAATGTTTTTATCTGTGGATACTCCGATTTGTTCAATGCTATCATCTTCAATAGAAAAATCTTGAGCAATCCAATCTTGCTCTTCTTGTTTCCAATCTTTAACATCTTCTTCAGTTCCAAAAGATATGGTATATTTCTGATCTTCATAAACACTTCTTTTATATATTTTCATTCTTCTTCCTCCTCATTTTCATCGTCATCTTCGTCAGGTTCTGTATAAAATATAACGATATGTTCTATTTCCTTATCTTTTGGTATATCGCCTTTTCTCTCAGCAATAATTTTTTCAAGGTCTTGGGTGTCTGCATAAGACCAGTTAGTATGGCCTAGCATTTCTTCACAAGCTTCGTCTAAAGCATCTGAATTATATCTCGACATAAGTTCTCCTATAATATGTGATTTATCTTATATATTTATCAAATAAAAAAGGCCATGTCAAACATGGCCTATATTTTATCTTCTACGTCTTGTTTTGGGTCGTTGGTTTTTATACTTGTCGTAGTCTGATCCGTATAAAATTTTTCCAATCCAATCGAATAAAAAAAACATTCTACCTCCTTTCATATTGATTATCTATTACAGCATCGTTGTGTAATTCTTTTTGGTCTTTATGCTCCTCATCGTCAGAATACCAACCATTAACTTCTATTTTGTAATTATAAGTATTAGGATAAGTTTGATGTTCGTCCCAAATATAGTCCTCAAGTGCTATACGTTTTGCGTGTTTATAGTTATACGCATCAATGTAAAACTCATGTTTTTGAATAACTTTTACATAGAATTTTTGTAGTTTAGTCATTATTATCCTCCATCTTTTTTAGTTTTTTTAATTGATTTATAAAATACAAAGATGGTTTTTCTATGATTTCACCATTATCTTTTTTTGGGATTTCCATGAGATCAAACGCCAGTTCTAAAAACTCATTATCCGTACAATTATCAGGATAACAGTCTTCACAAAACCAACCTTGTTCACTTGTTTCATATTCAAAAACTTTTTGTTTACAAGAATCACATTCAACCATTTGGCAATCAGCACACATAAATCCTGAAACTTCTCCGTCATCAGCTGGAATACGATTGACGAACTTACCTGATCCAAAACTTGTATCTTCTTTGCAATCGATACAAAGATTGCCTAAGTCTTTAATCATTATAGTCCTCATCTATCTCCTCCACCAAATTAAAATGGCAAGTCCAACATAAAATCCCACCATATTCGTTGCGATATTTTGTATTTTCAGTAGTACTACAACTCTCACAAATGAGTTCTTTATTATCTCCCATGGTATTCCCTCCATTCTTCTACGGTTTCAAAAGATTCTCCGTCTCCTATGGTGTCATAATCCATCCAACCATTTGAAGCATCCACACCTTTCATAAAGGCATAGTATTCTTCTTTAGTGTCAAACCTATATTCTTCAATGTTATTTTCATCACGATCTGATCCCCAAACTATTTTAACTTTGATATAAGGAAAGTCCTCATCCTTAACTTGCACAGCTTCTAAAACTTCTTCGTCATTAGCACCATACAACGGATCGTCTAAAGTTTTTTCAAAGTTGCCATAATTTTCTTCAGCATCTTTTTTATTCTCCGCTCTTACCCAATAATGTGTATAAGTCTGAGAGGTACAAGTTACTTTATACAGTTTTTTGGTCATCATAATCCTCCTCTGTCTGATACTCAATAAACTTAACTTTCATGCGATCGTTCTTATCTCTGTTGGGCATACCAAAATGCTCCCACAACTCGTCACACTCATCGCCATAAATATATCCCCATGTGTTTTTCATAGATCCTCCTATATCTCTAAACTTTGAAGATTACAATTAACGTAATTAGCTACCATAACTCTAAGTTCTGTATAGCAATCGTCACACAAAAGAACTGGTGCGAAGCTTTGCTCCATATCTTCCATTGGCTGTTCTTTACTTCCACATTTACAACAACTGTCGTAACCTTTTGGTAAATCTTTAAATCTGTGAATGTGCAAAGTCTTACTTGTATCAGTATCGTAAAATCCATCTGCTTTTTTAATACAAGCATATACATAAACTTCACAAACATGACTACGATCAGGACAATCTAAATCTAAGTCTGTGTTCAGATGATAGTCGTAAGGTTTGCCATCATGCCAAACACTACGCCACATATCTATTTCGCCTTTGTTTTTAAAATATCGAGCTGAGGCTACAGCTTTTTGAAATGCTTTGTGCATACGGTCTCCTATATAATGTGTAATAAGATTTATCGCATACCTTTAATTTATTGTCAAATCAAAAAGTTTTTTCCAGTCAAAAGGATATTTAAGTTGAAGATATGGTTTCAGCTGAAGGCCTTTGCTTCTCAGCTCTACTGCATCTTTACCTTGATACAAATATAAATCCTCACGGCCTCTAACCATAATCCAAGCTGAACCATGTCCATGCCGAGTTAACCAAGCTACCTGATTAGGAGAAAGCTTAACAACATTACCAACTGTAACTTTTAATTCTATAAAATGAAATTTACCTTTTGCGTCACAGACAAGTAAATCAGGTATGCCTAATGTCATCCAGTTTTCTATTCTTGTCAGGATTATATTATCAGGCAGTTTTTCTACTGCTCTTTTGATCTCCTGATAGAAGCCGTTTTCCTTCTTCGGCTGAGGCGGTGTCTTCGTGGTCAATAACTCCCTCAACTCTTTTTGGTTCATACGAATCTTTAATCTCCTTAAGAGCTTTAATTACTTCATCTTTAGACATACTGTCAATCGTGCCATGCCTAATCTCAGATTTATTAATATAGATATTACCTTGTGCTTGTCCTCTTCTATACTCAGCCTGAACAGCGGCTGAATAAGCACCATTCTCCAAAGCTCTATCTCTAATTGTCTGCAAATCTTTTAAATGACGTTTGTAATTAACGCCATATTTTTCATCCAGCTCATCTCTATAAAGTTGTATAGCTTTTACAACATGAGGACAGATTTCAGGATTAGTCATTTCATAAGCTCTTGTATGAGCTGAAGAAGCTGGAAAACCAGCATTTATGGCAGCTTCTCTCATGGTTATCATACCATCGTTAGAGACAAGCTCTTTAACAAACTTCTCTTGTTTACGAGAGAGCTTGCTATGTATATCGACTTTTGGCCGACCTCTTCCTTTTTTCAAAGGTTTTAAAATACTCATATCTTATATATATAACAGAAATTATTTTTTTTCAAAAAACTTTTTAGGCTCTTATAAGGCCAAACTTGATTTAACAGTATGGTTACATATTTGTATATCAGTAATGTAACCATATATGTAACTACTAAAATCCTTATATATAAAGGGATACAGAGTAAAAGTTACATGGTTACACTAGTTACACCTATTTTTTAATAAAATTATTTTTTTTATTTTTCTGTCTATATATAAAGGTGTTTTTAATTTTTTGGAAATAAGTCTCTTTGCGAGGCGTGACTTGTGGACTTAGGATATGGTGTTCCCACACTCTCTTCGTAGTCTCCTTGCTTTTCAAGCTGACTTCGACATGGCGGTATCCAAACCAAATCCGTTCCAAACGACCTTTCATCTTCTTCAAAGCCTTTCCAAACAAACCAAGCATAGCTTGTAGCTGTGGACGCCGTTGCCGATAGTTTTCCTTTAAGGATTGGTACTCGCTCTGTAAACTGAGCCACAAAATCAGGATGTGTTTCTTTAAATAATCTTTCATATCTTCCTACACTTTCTAAAAACTGTGTTCTTGCAAAGATAGCAACACAGTATCTTGCTTGTTTTAATGCTTTTAATACAAATTCTTCAGCCAGGTTAAA